ATCTCGATGGCGGAGGCAAGGCTTTTCGAGAAACCGCCTGCATCCCGCAGGAAGTCTTCGAACTCTCGCACGGTCGGCAGATTGCCAGCCGCGATGATCTGTTTCACGCTCTCGACGCGGGCGCGTTCATTGGCCGCGAAGGTGACAACGGACACCTCTTTCAGGAGCAGGCGCTTCAGCGAAATGACGTTTGGCTTTGTCGGGTGCGGATCGGCGTCCAGCGTCCGGTAGCCGATGGACAGACCGTCCAGAGCGCCCATTTTCAAGAGTCCGTGAACCTCTTTCGCCAACGGCGACACATCCACAGCAAGCCGACCCTTGACCCAAAGGCCTTTGGCATCTTCCGCAAGATCCTCCCATACGCCGATCGGGCGTTCCCGATCGTGCTGCCAGAGCATCTTGATCGTCTGGCCCTTGCGTTTCGCGTCGACCAGCGATTGCGTGAAGGCGCCTGGCTCCACGACCTCGCCATAGCTATCGACATTACCGAAAACGGAGCCGTAGCCCTCGATCGCGCCATCATCGGATACGGCTTTCAGGTCCAGCGGCACGCCGCTGATCTTGGTCATCAGGGTCATGATGGTTCCTATTGCGCGGGCGCGGTGGCGTTGATGGTCGCTGGTGCCGCCGTCATCGTGATCGGCATGTTCTGCATTTGCATCCGGGGAACATCACCACCCTCTACCGGCGGCATATTCTCCAGAGCGCGGACTTCGTTGATCGTGAACCAGCCGTTTTGCAGACCGGCGTTGTAGAAGGCGGAACGCTCAGAAGGTGCACCGCGAAGCAAACCTTCAAGGTTAATTTCGATGATGATCCCCTCGGCAATATCGCGGGGTGTCAGCAACTGCTTGCGCAACGCCGCCTCAATCCGCTTCACGCGGCGGCGCAGAGTGAACATGGAGAATCCACGCGTCTGCTCGGTGATCGAACTGCCGAGTTGGGTATTGCCGGCGGTATGGCCAACCATGTGGGGCGGGACGCCGTAGATCCGGCAAATCTCTTCTACCGAAAAATTACGGCTTTCCAGCATCTCCAGATCGCCAGGCGACATGGTCAGTTGCTGCCACTTCAGATCGTGGCCGATCACCAAGGGCCGGCCAGCATTGGCGGCGCCCTGATATTTCAGCGCCAGGCGGTCCTCGATCTCCCTAACTTGGTCACCGGTCAGCTTCGAACTGGTCTGGTATACACCAGACGGGAGCATCGCGTTGCGCATGACGCTACCCGACGTGCGATTGAGTGCTCGCGCATGGCCGAAAGTTTCCGTGCCGGCGGCTAGCGGAGATAGGCCGCCGAGCGGATCGCCACCAAAGCCCCTGATGTGCAAGACATTCTCGCTTGTTTCGCGGCGAGGCTGACCATTCCACGTCCAGCGATATTCGATCGCGCCATCATCGCGGTATCGGCTGGAGATTATGCCAGGCGGGATAGGCTCCAGGCCGACGATCTGTCCCGACGAACCACGCAACTTTTCTGCATAGCCGTTGCCGCGCAGCTCCAGCGAAACGCAAACATACTCCCAGAAATCGACTTCCGTCTGATCCGCGTTCGGATCGTCGTGCAGGATCCGATAGAGCCAATGGTCAGTGGCCACGACCCGGCCGCCTGGCACCTTGCGATAGACCATCACCGGCAGGGTGGCGATCGTGCCGGCGACCAGATTGATGCATGCCCATGCGGTGGAAAGCGCCAGCACCGTGGTATCGGTTACCGGCTCGCCGGACGAATTAGACCCAAGCGCCGGCGGATCGGCACTGACCCGCGTTCCAAGTCGGAGGATGCCGCTGAACATGTCGACCAGTCCGGAAAGGATGGTCATCAGCCCAGGCTCTCAATGAGGGCGTCAGCGGAATTATCAGCGCCAGCATGGGCGCATGCCGCGCCGACTGCCATGCAGAGCGCGATCGCAGCGTCGATCTTGTTCACGGCGCGCTCCTTGGCCAGCCAATAGTTGCCCCAGCGATCGGCGTCAGTGACCGCGCTCATCATTGCCGAGATCAGAACCGGGTTGCGTCGGATTCTGATACGCTGCTCCATCAGCGCATCTTCCAGCTCGCGGACGGATCCGGGCATCCACAGGCCTTCCGGCTCCCGATCTGCCGCTTCAGCCGCTTCCTTCATCGCGTCGGTCGGCCGGCCCTTTTTTACGCCGCCTTGGGGATGCTCCACGAACTCGATCGACAAGCCCAGATTGTTGCACTCTGGCTCGAAGCCACGCTTGAAGGCGTAACGGTCATAGGCGACGCATTGCAGCGCGAAGTCATGATCATATTCAGCAACCGCCTGGGCGACATGGTCGAAGCGGATGCTCTGCCCCTTGGGCGCGTGGATATGGCCCTCGCGAACCCAAACTTCATATGGCGCCTTATCGCGCAGCGCGCGGGCAGAAAGAGTGTCGCCCGGCGTCCAAGCTTCAATCCATGCGTCATAGGTTGGCTTGGTGACGATCTGTTTTTCGCCATCGCGCTCTGCCTCGACTTCGATCTCCCCGGTTTTAACGACCGCAGCAAGGGCAGTGATGTCGCGGTTCTGCGACAAGTCCAGCCCCAGCCAGATCGGCGCGCCATGATGATCTGAGGGCTCGAAGTCGGCGATGCACGGTTCTAGCACCGCGCGAGACATCCAAGCCGCATCGGCGTCCGTCCAGACGCAGAAGTGAAGGCGCAAGATACCATTCAGCTTGCCGGGGATCGCCTTCGCCTGGTCGACCACGCCTTGCAGATAATCGTGCGTCAGGATCGTGCCGAGCAGCGGATTGGCCTTCGCCCAGCAGCTCGGATCGTTCAGCGGGTCGTCACCGGGATCGAGCGAGCAGACATAGGAGAACGTGCTGTCGTCTATCGGCTCACCAACATATGCGAAATCTTCGCCCGGTGCGGATGTGCCGGCCGCGACCCGGACGGCGTGTTCATGTTCCTCGTAGCAGATGGAATTGCGATCGGTGCCGCTGTTCGTGATCATGAGCAGCAGCGGCTGAAGGCGAAACTTGAAACCGCGCTCAATCATTTCGACCGCGTCGCGGCTGGGATGTTCGTGCATCTCGTCAGCAAGGCCGATGTGAGGTCGAAGGCCCGACCCGGATTTGCCAGCGCTGCGACTGAGCGGCCGGAAGAATGAGCTTTTTGCGAGCCAAGCCAGGTTCCAGACCTTGCCCGGCCCGCCGCTTTTCGTGATTCGCTTGTCAAGGTCGGGAGATTGCTCGACCATTGCGACGGCGTCATTGAACAGGATGCGCGCCTGATCGCGGTGCGCGGCAACGGCATAGATCTCAGCGCCCGGTTCCCCGTCTGCCATCATGCCGTAAAGGCCAACGCCTCCAGCAAACGGCGACTTCCCGTTACCCTTTCCCTCTTCGATATAGGCGCGTCGGAATCTCCGGGTGCCATCAGCGCGGAGCCAGCCGAACAGCATTGACAGCTTGAAGGCCTGCGACGGGTGCAGCAGGAACGGCTTGCCTTCGAACTGGCCGCCATTGAGGCGTAGCTTCGTCTCGAAAAAGCGAAGCACCCGCTCGGCTTTCTCGATCGAATAAGTCAATCCGCGCTGGGGTCCATGCACCAGATCGTCAAGGTGCCGCTGGCAGGCGTTGCGGACATGCGGGCCAGCCACGATTTTGCCAGCCGTCACGTCGACGGCATATTGCGTCCCGCGATCAGTCGGGACCGAAGAACTCGTCTTCCTCCTTCTTCTTGGTGCCATGGTCCCCACGATTGCGCTCGTCGGTCAGGCCCAGCTCGCTCATGTAGGCGCGCATCTGGCCGTGCTTCGACGCCGGGAATCCGGTCGGGTTGAAACGAAATTCGGCCCACAGTTCGCAGAAGGCGATGGCGGCGGCTTCGCGAGCGCCGTCCAGCCAGTCGGCGGGAGCAATCCACCGCTTCCAGGCCTTGGACGCCTCACCCTTAAGCGTCGTGGGCATGACGGGCTTGCCGAAGAGATTTTCCGCCGCTTCAATTTTTTTCCGAGCCTCAGCCTCGGAACCGTGACGCGTGACATTGGTCGTTCCATCGACCAGCCGGAGCCGCGCAGGTTTCGGTTTCGCGCCGCGTGCGGCCATGATAGGCCTCCTTGCACATTGGCCATTTCAGAACATTAATCTGCAAATGCGCGAATTTAGGCCCACGCTCGGTCCCAGAGCCACTGACCCCGGACTTTTGACCCGCCCCCCCCATCAGGGGTCAAATCGGGTCCGATCCGGCCCGAAATCGGTAAGAAATGGCGGATTTCCTTAGGTTTCAGCGGTTCGGCCAGTCAGAGACCGGGGCAGACCGGGCAGCGTCCGCCGGTGGCATCGACCGGCATGGTGACCTTCGCGACCGCTGACCACTCGCTGACCCGATAGCTGGGCGACCCGCGCTCCTCCTGCTTGATCTCGATCTCGACATGGGCGGGATCGCCTTCGATGCCAGCTTCCTTCATCGCAGCCTCGGTGATCATGCGCTTGATGTCGGACCATTCGAGCTTCACGCGCACATCGCGGCGGCGGATCGTCTCATCGCTCAGTGTCTTGGCCATGATCAGTCCTCGCCGGTGTCGATCACGACGGGCACGGGGCTGACCCAGCCCGCGACGGTTAGCACGGCGATCAGCAGGCGGGTGCGGAGGCGGAAGCGACGCAGGCCGATGACCCGGATCGCGATCCCCTGCTCCATTTCCTTCTTCCTCAGCCTGAGCGGCGCCATCGTGGCCATGCCTCAACTCCCTCGCAGCGTCACGTCGTGACTATCGATGTCGAAGGTCACCACGGCCCGCGACGTGCCATCGCTATGCGTGGTCACCTGGCACGACACCTGACCGGGTAGCGCCTCGCCGTTCTGGTCGCACAGCATCAGCATGGGCAAGCCACCATCCCAGCGGGGAGGCTTGAGACTAACGATCAGCGAGGTCACTGCTTCGGCCATCCGTCTGCCCCTATATCCATGCGCAGGCGCGGCGGCCGGGCGCCACGGGCACGGGCCGCTTCCTCTCCCGTCTTGACGTCATGACAGGACTTGCAGATGCCCTGATAGTTCTCACGCTCGCCTGTGCCGCCTTCGCTCAGCGGCTTGATATGATCGGCTATGGTCGCTGGGGTGATGCGTCCTCGCTTCTGGCAGGGCCGACACAGCGGCTCCTCCCTCAGCACGATCTCCCGTATGCGGTCATGTTCGCGGCCATATCCGCGCTCCTGCCTGCTCTTTCGGGTGCTTGCCCATCCTTTCTTGCGCGGCTTCTGTTTGAGCGCGGGCGGGCGACTGGGCATGGCGAACGTCCTCTACAGAGGGTATCAACGTGGCTCCGCAGATGGAGGTGGACAGTGATTCGATATGTGGCATTGCTGGCGGCTGCGTCGCCCATTGCGGCCCAAGCTGAGCCAATCAATCTGAAGTGCGAGCTGAATGATCGTGGCACGATAGTGCCTATGGAAGTCGCGTTAGACGAACAGGCGGCGTCAGCTAGTTACTATTGGCCAAAGACCGACACGTCCGCAAAAGACCCCGCAAACTTCCTTCCCGCGAAGGTGCTGTTTTCGTCTTTCACGATCGATCGAACCACACTGGCCATCACTAGGGAGCCTATATTGGACATTCCCGCCATTAGCGGTCAGTGCCAGGTCCTGAAGCTCGAGCGCGCTTTTTAAAAAATGCGCCGCACATCGCCGGAAGCCCACTTCCTGCGGTTGGTGGCAAGGGCGCCAGTTCCGATGACCGGCAGACCAATTAGCTCGCCCGGCTGCTATAGCAGCGGTGCTCGTCAGAGCTTGTTCCCTCTTTATCCTCATCTGCGACTCGGCGTCAAGCAGCCGATTTCGCTGGAAGAAGGTCATGCATCTCGATTTCGAGCTCCAGCGTTCCAAACGCAACGATCGCCTTGTGGCGCTTGGCTCTGATCACGACGCCCGTCAGCCCGCCAAGCATGCCAGCGGGATGGCGCACCTCATCGCCAACTTTGACCAGTGGCCCCTCGGCCTTCGACCGCCCGCGCCGCTCTGCCTGGCGCAATGCGTCCAGCTGCCGATCGGCGACGACAGGGAAGCGTCCGTCATAGCGAAACAGCGAGAAATGCGGGCAGCCATGCGTCTCCATCCGTTTCGTCTCGCTATTCCAGCGTTTGGACGTCAGCGCAGGTGATCGCGACAGGGTCAGCAACTCATGGAGCCGCGCTGCGTCAGCAAACAACATTCCTGGCAGCAACGGAATCACAACTTCCCGCACGTCCTTCGAGCGCGGCGCGCGACGCCTTTGCGTCTCGACGGGCGTCCAGACCGAAAAGCCGGATTCGTCCAGCGACCGAGCAACGGATAGCGTGTTCGACCCAGAAGTCCGCAAAATGCACCAGCGATCCGTCACCGCTTCATCCTTCCAATATCGTCGATGATGTCGTCGATGCGCTCGCATGCCTCGCGACGCATCTCGGCGGCCAGTGTGGGCATGGCACCGTTCATGCCTTTCACGAGCAGGCGCACTGCCATAAGCGACGCCGTGATATCTTCGGGGGAAGGCCGGGCTCTCACTGCCTAACGCCCCGGTTCAGGCTGATCGCTTT